ACGCTTAGCACGGTCAGCCTCATCACGAGAGCGGTTAGCTTCACGAGTAGAGCGGTCAGCATGTTCATCAGCTTTGGTAACAGCATTCCACACAGAGGACTCACGGTCCTTAATCTGTTTCAGAGGGACAGCATCATAGTCACTGGTAGCGAACGCAAGGTTCACAATCTTACGACCACGGGCATCCAAGTGACCATCACTGTTGACACCGATGGTATCCGCAGTTAGGTCGCGAGCCTCCTCCGCTACGTGCATCGTTTGAATCTGAGCAACGTTAAGGTCATACGCACGGAGGATTGAGCCGTCCGTAAAGTCAACCAAGCGGTCGGTCGTGGAGGTTACTCGACGTAACTCGATGGTAGTATAGCCATCCGCTGGCCCCCAAGCCTTAGTCAGTGAGATAGTAGTACGAGTAGCAAAGCGATAATCTGTATTTAACGTGAGAACACGGCGGTCTACACCAATAAGAGTTACCACTACGAACTTACGGGCTAGATACTCAAACGGGATATTGAAATCACGAGTGGAGCCATCTAACTGGTAAGTCAAAACGGTTTTAATTACGTTAGCCATTTGACCTCCTTAAAGTAAATCTAAGAGACTACAGGGAGAAGATTCTTTAACCTCTCCCTATAGTGAGTCGTATTATTTCCGGCGCTCCTTCAAGTTAACACCATTCGCCTCATAAATCTTCAACACAAGCTGTTGAGTAAGAGGGTCGTTAGGTACTAACTCTTTGGTCGAGTTCATTAAGCCAGTCATGAAGTCCTGCTCGGTTGCTTTGTTAGGTGAGTTAACCACACCAGCAGCGTTCATTAAGGTAGCCCCTACGTTAGCCACAAAGCCAGCGGAAGGCATCTGCTCCAGAAGGTTCGAACCCATAGCTCCCATTACCTCTCTAGAGGTGTACGGTTTGTTTGGGTCTCGTTCCTTCATGGTGTCCTTAGGTAGAATCGTGGAGCGAACCATCTTGGAGGACTCGACCCCTAAGATACCGCCAACTAGGTCAGCCATAGCCAAAGGAGCACCCAATTGAGAACTACGAGACAACGAAGCGTGTGCAATCATGGTTGGGTCCAATGCGCGCTCCAAGTATTCTTTACGTTGCTCCTTAGGCATTCCATACGCTTTGACATGTGCAGCCATAGCGTAGTAACCACCAGCGAGACCCATAGAGATGATACCAGTAAGCGCAGCGTCAATCGCTCGGTTGTTCTTGTAGCCATCGTAGAAGGTTCTCACGAACTTAGAGTTGAGGGATTTAATAGTGAAAGACTTAAACTGCATCACCATCTTACCTAATGCTCCGAACGCATGGGAATCCTGTAAGGACACCTTATGCGGACGTAACATTGCCTCATCAGCTACCTTGTCAGCAAGTCGCCATAAGTCCATAGCGCGGGGGTCCATAGAGAACGCTTGCTTGTCCTTAACGGTAAACTTCCCGTCATCACCACGGACCATGTGTTCCTTGATGAGAGACTTGATACCAGCCATCTGCTCAGGAGTTATGGAGGCACCGCGAAGGAATCCCTCTTTCTCCCAGCGGGTAGTCTTACCTGTTAAGGTGGCACTAATAACGTCCCCAAGCATACCTTGACGCGCAGCATCCAGAAGGTAGTTAGTGGTTCCGTTCAGCACCTTAGTCCACGGAGAGCGAGCAGCCAGTTCCTGTGTGGAATACTTCAAGGTCCCTACGATGTTCGCCACAGCAGGTCCGGTATCAGCCGCTTCCCTTAGGCGCTGTACGATGTCAGCACGTTTAGGTCGAATCAACTGGTCCACCTCCTTCCCGAACAGAGACGCATGGAGTTCCTTGAGTTCCTTAGCGGAAACTGGTTTAGACTTGTAGAGTGTATCTCGCAGAATTGGGATACCGTGACCGAGAGCACGCACGTTACCTGTGGCAAACATCCCAGCAATCTCAGTAAGGTTCTGAGCACCCATATAGGCGTTCTTAGCGAAGAACCCTAGGTCATTGATAGCTCGCATCGAGGTTTCCCACACAGTGTCCTGATTACGTCGAGCACGTCCAGTAAGAATCTTAACGGTATCCATAAGAGCATGAACCTCGCCAGTCTTCTTACCGTCTCCCTCAGCTTTAGCTTTGAGAGCCAAAATCTCGTCCTTAAGTTCCTTAGTGGTTTTACCAGTAGACCCCATGATGGAGATGTCACCATTGACACGGCGGTCATACGCTGGCATGATGCGGAACATATCGAAGTCCCTCAGGTCGTTCACTGAGAATTGCTGTCCGTCTGGCATAGTGATGGATAAGTCCGAATCGAACAAGTTGCGTGCCTCAAGGAATGAGTTGTTCTCGATACCCGCTAAGCCCTCAATGTTCTCTTCGATTATGGAACTGTTGGTGAACTGGTCAGAATGGGAGATACCATACGCCTTATCCATAGCGTACTTCTCTACCATCTCTGGAGTTACTTCCTTCACCCCATGTAATTCCTTAAGCATCTCATCGACTCGTGCCTTAACCTCAGGTCTGGAGACGTAGCTGTTCATCCATGAGCGAGTAATCCCTTCCTGTAAACCTTCGGCACCGTAGCGTTGAATCATCAGCGCCTTAGCGTGACGGTCGTATACATGAGGAACGTAAGTCCCTTTGTGACGACTCTCAGGGAAAATACTCACAGCCTTCGTATTACCGAAGATTGCTGGGTTCTCCATGAGTTGACGCTTGGTGTCAAAGTGACGCTTAATGATGTCCATAACGATTTTCTCAGACGGAGTGAGTGCGCTCTGTAACTCTGGACGCTCAATCGCCAATGCCGCTCTACGATAGATAGTGTAACGAGTCTCTTCGCGAGACATCTTAGCACCACCAGTAGAGAACTCAGGGTCTTTCATCGCGTCAGACATTGCTTTGTACAGGTCATTGTAAGTGCGCTGGTCAGTACTATGAAGTCTCTCGTGGATGTCAGACGCTGTTGCTCCGAACTTACCTGAGGAACCAGACTGCATACCAGTAGGAGAGCGAACGAGGTCGATAGCCACTCTACGGATGTCAGCATCGTCAGACCCCAAGGTCTTCAAGCCAATCTCGGTGAACCCAGCAAGTTTGATTCCTCGCGCAGCCTTCTCAGGGTCAACCTCAGAGAACTCTTTGAGAGTCTTAGGGTTGATTGGGTTACTTACGCTTATAACGGAACCATCATGCAATACCACGGCACCTTTCTCGGTCGGTAAGTCCTCATAAGGAATACCGTTATGTTCACCTTCGAACTTCATGCCATCAGTGTTCATACGAGAGAGGTCCGTAGAGTTGGCGTTACGTGCGGTCTCACGGGCTTCCATTCGCATCATAGGGCCGATGAACTCATTGTCGAACTCAGCTTCTGGTTTACTTCGTTTCAGTCCAGCAGCGATAGCGTCACTGATTGCGGACATACCAGCACCAAACACAAAGCCACCTAAGGCCGCACCAGCATAGTCAGCGTCACCACCAGCTACGGAGGTACGGAGACCTTCGGAGGCCACGTTAAGTGCTGCACTTTCGGCACCAACTACAAGAGCCTTATTGACTAACTTAAATCCCTTACCAGTCACACCGACCATAGGGACATAACTTAGCGGGTCTGCACCAGCACCAATAACGCCAGCACTCAGTTTGGCACCTAGACCAGCTTCTGCAGCGCGGGAGTCAGCCTCGAAGTTTTCGTTGGCTAACTTAATGAGGTCATCAAGATTCTCAGAGGAACCACCAGTTACCACATTGATATACGCAGGGTTCTTAACCTCGGTTCGAATCTTCTCTAACTCTTCTGGAGTCCAGATGTGAGAGTTCCAGCGAGTCGGAGTAATGGTGTCTTTAAACACATCAAAACCATTATCGAGACGACCAGCACGGAAAGCCATCCCAGCGACTGAGTTGGAGAGTTCAGCTTTGGCAGCATTTTTGAATCCGAAGAAGGTTGAACGTCTGTTGTACTCGTCAAGTGTTTCTCCGTGGGTCTCCCAAAAGTCCTTGGCGAATGGTTTCGCCGGAGCCTCCTGTTCGATACCCTTAACGTCAAAACTTGTGGACTCAGGAAGTTCCTGTGTTACTTTCTGACTGTGACCGATTCCAGCTAGTCCAACATCAGCCGGAATACCTTTACCCTTTGGGGTGATACCTCCAAAAGTTTCCAACTGTCCAGCCATCGGTGACTTAGCAACATCCAGAAGGTTACGCAGATAGTTACGTCCTTCCTCAGAGATGGACGCGAAGTCTCCCTTAGAGTACGCCTCAAGTTGCGGATTGCCCAAGCGTCCCTCGCCTTGGTTATACGCAAGGGCAGCTTTGAGTTCATCACCATCAAACTTACCTACCAGACCTGCAAGGTGCTTAGCGGCAGCGTTGATAGCTAATTCAGGATTCAGTCGGTCATCATCAGGACCGTCTGTGACTCGCAGCCCCATAGCCTTAGCCGTGGCCTTGGTGAACTGCATCATGCCAAGTGGTCCAGTTTTAGACTTGGCTGTTGGTTGAAACCGTGATTCTGTCCAAGCGACTTTACGTAAAAGGTCATAAGAGACCCCGTTGGCATCAGCCGCCTTTTGGAACAGACCATCATAATCACTTGGTACGTTCTTATCGTACTTATCCATTTAGGGCCTCCCTATGTAGCCTTTAGTTACTCCTTGCGTCCATAGATGAACTTCGGAGTCTGTTTACGTTTCTCTCGGACTCGTTTAGCACCAGCTTCACGGGCCTTGGTAGCGGCAGCTATAGGTGCTCGCTTGTTCGCGTCTGCCAGAGCCTTCTCGCGAGCTTTCTCTTCGAGTTTCTTCTGGTTCTCACTCCAGACCTTCGAGAGTAACTCTTTGTCGTATCGGACGCGGACTTGACCAGTGGTGTCCATAAGGTAAATGGAGTCACCTTGAGAATACATGGTCAGTTGCTTGTTGGTTATCCAACGGTTGTTCGCAATGATTCCCTTACGTGCTTCCTCCAGAATATCACGACCTTGCTCCCACGATTTCGGGTCCGAGTTGACTTGCATTATGTTCTTCGGAATTACACCAATGGTATCACCATCAACATCGTCACCAGTGAACGTGTAGGTAGATTCCTTAAGGAACTTGGTCATCTGCTCCATAGCCATACTTTCGTTACCTGAGCGGTACTTAACGGAGTCATAAATCTTACGTGCAGATTCACGAAGTGACGCTGGCATACGGGCAATCTCAGGAGCCGTAGAGCTATTCAAGGCAGACTCGAATGCCTTATCGTCCTCGAAGCGTTGCTCTTTGGAACGTTTGGCAGTCAGTCGGTCAGCATCAAGAATAACCTGAGGGTCAATACCCTGCCTGTCCATCATGTCCATAGTCAGGAATAGCTCAGCTTGGTCTGGGTACAGCGCAGCAATCAACTGTGGGTCGGCATTACGGATTCTACGTAGAGCATCCAAAGCTGGGGTTCGTTCCGGTAACTTACCGTTAATCACAGCGGCAGACCACTCTTGACTAGCGTCAGTCACCATAGTTACGATTGCTGTACGGAATGCACCGTCCTTAGAGTCCGCTTGAAGATATTTCAGCTTCATCATGTCCTTGGCGCTATCTGGGATGTCCATACGGTCAATCTCCGCGAGCTTCTTATTGGCGTAGTTAACCATATCGCTATGCTTGAACTCACCAGTGTTCTCGCTGACTGGCATATCCTTAACGTCCGTTGAGACCCACTCTCCGTTGATCCTCTTCTGGAACTGCTTGTCGATTACGTCAAGTTTGTTCATTGACTTCATAGAGTCATCCAGAGCTTTGGCTTGAGCCTTCGTCCATGCGTTCATCTGATTCTGAACTTGTTCCTGTGCCGAGATTAGCCACTCACGTTGTGGTGTCATCTGCTCATCAGGTTGAACCTTATCTAGTTCGGCTTTGATACCTTGAAGCATCTCCCACGCAGTACGAGGGTCTTCTTGATTCAACGCAGAGTTAATCTTTAAGCGATACTGCTCGTTCAGCTTAGCGTCATTCTCAAACTGAGAACGTTGCGCAGTGACCATTAAGGCGTTCCATTGCTCCTCGCCCATCAACTCTCGGTAAGTTGTTGTTGCGCCGTTGAGTGTTACCTTCTTGTCACCAACCCGCATCAGGAAGTCAGCGCCACCAGCACGACTGGACGCGTCACTAAACGCTTGACTGATTAACTGTGTAGCCTGAGCATCGCTTGGTATCGACCCAGTAACTAATCCATTTGAGATATAGCTCTCGAAGAAGTCAGCAGAGTCTGGGCGGCGAAGCATGTCAGGGTCTTGAAGAACACCATTGAGTTCAACCCGACTGTTTATAACAGCACCCTTCTGAGCTTGTTGACTCAGGAAGCTATCGTGAGCGCCATACAGCGAGATGTTACGCTCGGTAATGTCCCCGTTGAAACCACGCTGATAGTCAACGTCCTCAGGGTCAATACCGAACTGCTCAGCGTATGCCTTAGCGCCCTCTTGAAGACGACTGTGGCGATACTGTTCCATCTCCTCACGAGTACGGAATACACCCTCTTTGACCTTCTGCATAACGTCATCATCGACTAGGTACGCAGCGTTACGACCAGTCTTGACTCTAAGTGCTTCCATAGCGTATGGGTCATCCTGATACAGAAGGGTTCCGTTGTTGAGAGCTTCTCTACGCTGCTCAGGAGTCAGTTTACGGATAATCTCGTTTGAGCGTTCATCGGCTAGGTCACGTGCTCGTTGCTCCTTAGCAGCATACACATCAGCACCAGCCTTAGCGAACCGACCAATGGTGTCCAATAGGCTGGACTTTGGCTGTTCAGCATAAGTGGTCGCCGCACGATAACCCATACCACCAGCGCCACTACGTAACCGAGAGAGTCCCGGCTGTGCCGCTTGAAGGGCAGATTCAATCTTACTCATAGTTCATTACCTCCCCGTCTTGGTTCCTTTAGCGGCAACAATAGGTGCCTTAGTGGTTGGCTTAGAGTCGAACGCCCCAGACGCATAAGCACTAGCAGCAGATGACCCCATGATAGCCAATGGGTCAAGAACCATCTGTAGCTTACTCTTCTGTTTCTGTTCACCCTTGTAGATTTCACTAATCTGACTTGCAGCACTTTGAGTGCCACCAAGTTGCTGTGCGAAGATTGCTTGGTAGTCACGGCGATAGTTATCAGTTACCATATTGGCTTCCCGAATGAACTGACCCTCCGTGACTCGCTTAATGCGGTCCATCGAGGCACCTTCAAGCATACTCTCTCCGATAGCCGCTCGGATTGACCCCATAGCCTGAACCTTCTGCATGTTCTGAGAGGTCAACTCAGAGGACGCTTCCTCAAGGCGACTTCGAGCCTGCAACGATAGGTCAGCATTCTGTATGTTCGTCTGCCTCATAATTTCCATGGCTTGACGACGACCAGCGGCTGTCTGTGAGGCAATCATTTTAGCTTGAGCGTTCTGACTACCTACGGCCTGAGCGCCAGCTATAGCGATAGGGATTGCGGCTGCCCAACACATAAATCACCCTCCTTTCGTTATTGTGAATAGTTGAAATTGACCATCTCGTGTGTACTCTTCATGGAATACCGCACCGATAGTCTTGAGGAAACGAATGTGGGACGTATTGCCTACCCATGCGTAATTCCAAAGAGTATCATACTTCTCAAGCATCTTATCGCGATACTCCATGATTAACTTACGGAACTCTCGCTTAGCTTTTCCACTAAGCCGCCACACTTGGTCGCTCGTAACGAACCAGCATTGGTCCCCACAGTTACCACCGATAGCTAGAGGGAACCTATAGAGGCTCAACGTGACACACTCTGAAGCATCAGGGAAACTCGGCTCAATACCAGCAGCCTTAGCTTCAAGAATGTCATGGTGAGCCGGAGTGAATACCTCAAAGTCTGTACTTTTAGTAGGTCTTATAATCATCATAAGAAAACCCTCCCGTAGTCGTATTGTTCTCCCTATAGTGAGTCGTATTAATTTCGAGCCACCACAGGGAGAACATTCAATTAAATACCGGAACTTCTCCGTAAGTAGTTACCTTCCCAGCCACATCCAATGATGTTCAGCGGGGTAGTCTCATCAGACAAGATGGACACTGTATTGAACTTGGCGTTACCAACCACAGGGAATCGGTATTGTCCGGTCCCTAAGTTCAATCGCCCAGCCCTCAGAGTGTTAGAGCCTAAGCGAGCACCAGCCATTGTGTACTTCCAGTTGGACGATTGGTTCTCAATATAAATGTCGAACGCCCCAGAGTTCTCATAGTTCACCCACGCTCGGCGTAACTGCAAGCGACCAATGTCTTCCGTGGAGGTAGACCCATCGTCGGCAGTTTGCTTGATGAGGAACTTAGAGAACTCATATACGAAGTCGATGTTGAACCCAATGTATACCATTCGACCCTCCAAGTTACCGTCGAATCTCAACCAAGGGTCGCTTTTCCACCCAGCCGTAGGTTGCTCAAATACAGTTATCTTACCATCAGGCTCCAGTATAGTGATTTTACCCCTCCCGAAGTTTGCACCGTAGATTGTTGGTAGGTGAATCGAGGTAGTGAAGGTGTCATCGTTGTATGTTCCACTAGGAATCGTATAGCGAATCTTCATGTCCATAAAGGCACGGTAAGGTTCGCCTTGTAAGTCAATGGCGTTCTTAGTGAAAGAGGTTTTAGTTAGGAACGTATTGAACTCATTACGAAGGATAACGTACATATCTGAGCTGATGCTCTGACAAGCTAGAACCTGTACGTTTGCCCCAAAGTCCCAGTGAGACCATGACTGTTGTCTTAACTCTTCGTTCAGGTACAGGAATTTGTACACGAAGATTTTACTAGGGTCCCCATGAGATAGCACCGAACAGAAGTTTTCCGTACCACTACCACAAATACTAAACACACCATTTGGGATGTAGTTAGGAACGTGTGCTGTGATGTCCTCCGCGTTCTTAACGGAACTTACGTCCTGCACAGCGTAGTACCTGTGGATGGACGTGTAGCTGGACCTCGGACTAGCAAAGTAGACATTGCGCCCAATCCCATAAGGTCTCGCTCGGTCCTGTACGTCAAACTGAGTCGTTAGGTTCAACTTAACCGACTTCGACGTGAGAGTATCAGAAGCTGTCAGGACGAATTGTGCTTCATCGGACCAGATGAGTAACTCTTCTGAGAACGGAACGGCGTACTTAAGGATTGCTATTCTGTTGGTACTCACAGCTACGTCTATAGGGTCGTCATCGCTAAGGTTCGCAACGGACGCAGGGTAGAAGTTGAAGTATTTGGCTGTACGACTCAATATGATGTTCTCACCACTAAGGAACCCTAAGCGGTTACGGAAGAAGAACACATCGTTAATACTTGAACCAACAAAAGAAGGCCAAGGGTTGGTGTCAATGTCACCACAAGACTTAGGAGACCACTCAAGCCACTTGAAGTCGAAATTACCGTCAGAGGCTCGCACAAGGGCATGTGGCATCGTTTCCCATAGGACTTGGTTCTCAGTGTTCCAACCCAAAGTCTCAACCCAAACTTTCCGCTCAGCGTCATACCGAACATAATACTGGTCGGCAGACCTAGAGGCGTCCCCTACGACTTTCACCATGTAGCCGTTAGGAGCATTAGGTGGTAACTTCGAGAACGCCTGAGCGTAGTGGGTCACAGGGTTAATCAACTGGTCTGCGTATCCGTCTTTAGTCGTGAAGGAGTCAATCTGTTGACCGCTAGGTGCGGTAACGTGTATGAACCCTTGCCCAACATTTACAGCCCAACCAGACAAGTTAGTGCGCATCTGCTTGGCTAACTCTTCGGCTAACCATTGGGCATCCGTATTGTTTACGTGTTCAGGTTGGCTACCATCTGGGATTTTATACTTCGCAACGTCTTTACCGTTAATGTGCACAATTAGTTCCCTACCATACTGACCACCACGAACGTTAATCAATCCATCCTGCTTAGGGTTGTAATTCGGTAAGTTGACAGACTTTTCGTTCTTCTGTACAGCAACGTTGCGATTAACGATGAACGTGTAGTCTGCTACAGTAACCATTCGCAGGTCGTTACGCGGATTAGCGGTCTTGATGTAGTCGGAACCGTTAGGATACCTAACTTGCTTCTCGTTACCAGCGAGGTCGAACACACGGATTCCTGTACCAGTGAACACCGCATAATACTGTTCGTTCTCATCACGGTTAATCAGGTGGATGTACGGAGCTTGGCCCAACGCACCATTGTCTCCAAGCGTCTTAATGAAAACCATTGGTGGACGCTTTTGGAGGCCCTCGGTCTCCGAAGACCAACCGTTAACTTGGCGTGACCCTTGGTCTGGATAACGAAGGATGTCAGGCTGTTGGCTGATACCACCCTTCAAGTTCTTGATTGATTGGCTAATGAGCGCCATTAGAGCCTCCTTATTTATTACTATTAGCGATTCAGTAGACCAGAAGTGAACGCATCGCCATCCAGCATATTGTACCCACCGTAGTCCACTTCGTACTCCATACAGAGACGTCTAGCCTCATCTTCCTCTTCTTGGAGTACGCCCTCTACTTCCGGTGCCCCAAAGAATCGGTTGTTGAACTGGCGGGAAGCCTTGGTGACAATCCAGTAGCGGAAGCACTCAGGCATCTCATCGTAGTCGCGGAGACGAATAATGTTCACGGTAATGCCGGAGTCAAAGCGGTCTGATTGACTCGTTCGGTCATACACATAGCCACCTCGGTTAACGTAGATGGATTGACCGGAAGTAGCCATTAGGGATAAATAGTCATCGCTGTATACAATCAGGTTGGAGTAAACATCAGGTAGTAGTGTTATGCCTTCCTCAATGTTGAACGTCCATCCACGAGATTGAATCTGTCGGTTAATCTTATTGAGAATGCGCCGAGCGTTCGCTACATCCGCGTTAGCGTCACCTTCCAGCGTCGATACCGGAGGTTCACCGATAGATGCCAGAATGTCGTTAACAGCGGATAACTCAGCAGCGGTCTCAACGTTCATATCGTATGAGCGCATATAGTTCCTCCTTTAAGCAAAAAACCCCTCAAGACCCGTTTAGAGGCCCCAAGGGGTTATGCTAGTTATTGCTCAGCGGTGGCAGCAGCCAACTCAGCTTCCTTTCGGGCTTTGTTAGCAGCGCGTGTGCGTGCGGCCTTCTGTGCTGGCGTTAAGGTTTCTTCTGTTGAAGTAACACTCACCTCTTCGGGACTAGCAGCGACCGTTGAGGCCACTTCCAGCATTACTCCCCCTTGAAAACTACAGCACCAGCAGCTTCTGGGCGCAGACCACCGTGGCCCATCGCGTACTTAGCGATAATCTGGTCCGCTTGGAAGTTAGCACGGCGAGCGCGCTCCAGAGCCAAGTCACGCAACTTAACAGTACCTACCGCAGAGCGGTGCATGAACAGGCCGATAACGTTATCCTTAGCAACCTTGTCATTGCCACTAGTAGTTGTAGGGAAGGCGTGCTTCTGGCCCGTAGTGTCCTCACGAGTAGTACCAGCGCCACCAGCGGTAAGGTGAGGGACCTCTACAACCTCAAAGCCCATAACGTTGCGGATAGAACCCTTCTCAGGATCAATCAGAGCAGCGTAGTTTGCTGCGTTCGGCATCAGTGCTGCCAGAATCGCAGAGTAGCTATCTGGGTCACAGTAGAACACACGGTCAGCAGCCGGAACATAGTTCTTGGTCAAAGCAGCGCGAGCCTTGGTCAGAGCCGCAATAATCTCCTTACCCAGAGCAACTTGGTCGGTAAGTGCAGTCTTAGCCTGAGTAGTCTCAATCACAGTTGCAGTTCCTAGACCTGCAATGTTCTCATCAGTGGTGCTCGCCAAGTTACACAGGCCAGCAATCTCAGCCAGAACCGCACCATCAGCAGCCATCGCCAGAGATTCACCCAACTGGGAGGTATACTCAGAGCGAACGTCATAGTGGTTCATCGCGTCCTCAATGTCGTAAATCAGAACGTCAGCCGTCAGGAGACCATCAATGGTGATTACCTTCTCGGTGTGTTTGATGTCTTTACGTTTATCGTCGAGGTTCTCACCCGGAGCCAGATACGCTGCCTGAGTACGACCCAGCACAGGGAACTGAGCGGATTTACCACTGGAGATGGAACGTACCATGTGGCGGGAAGTGGTCACAGAGGTGCGAGCGAATGCGGTCAGGACTTCACCACCAAATACCTTCAAGAACAACGCCAGTTTATCAGAACCACTTGCGCCTTTACCTTGGTTAGTACCCAGTTGCTGTCCACCAGTCATATTAGCCATATGTATGTCTCCTTCTTAAGAAAGTTAAACAAAGTTATTCCTAGAGGGAAACCGTTGTGGTCTCCCTATAGTGAGTCGTATTAATTTAGCGTCTATCAGAAGTTTGAATCTATTACTTTCTGTTCGACTTGACGACGGTAGTTGGCATCTGTACGATACCGAGGGTCGCTCATAGCTTTAATCATCTCGCTACGGTCCGCAAAGCCTTCACGCTTGGTAGCCTGAGGTTTAGCCGGAATAGCGCGACTAGTCACACTACGAGTTGGCTTACGACCAAACGCCTTAGCGCGAGACTCACCAGCCAAGTTGATGATAGCCTTAACGGTCGCTAAGTCACGATTGGTCAACGCACTGTCCAGCGACTGTGCAGCCTCAGGGTTGTGCGTCTCAAGGTGATTGTACAATGCGTCAAAACGTTCACGACCACCAGCGTACTCAATAACACTGTTTACGTACTGCTCCACCAGAGCTTCTTGACCGCGAATGTATGAGTCGATAAAAGCCTTCGTGTAGCCAATTTCAGCCAGCTTAGCGTAGGACTCAGCGGACAACTCTTCGTTCTCCTCGTACTCACGCTGGATAGCCTCAATGGTCTCAACACTCATGCCACGCTCGGCAGCAATGTTAATCATCTCTTGGAAGCCTTCTTCGTGCTCGCCAAGTTGCTCAGAGGCAGCTACCAGTTCTTCTGGAGTCTCACCCAGTGGGGTAAACTCTTCGGAACCCTCGGTGCCCTCAAAGTCTTCTTCTCCAGCGTCCACATCGGTCGGCTCAGTGCCATCGCCAATGCGAACCTGAATGCGCCCCTCATCGTCCTCTTGACCGAATGGGTCAGAGTTGTCATACAGGTCACGTTCAGTTTCCGCTTCGTCGGACGCTAACTCGATTGCATCATCGCCATCACGGGCAGCAACATCAAGAGCCAGCATATTCTGCTCATGTTCCTCAACGGAACCACCAGACATCACAGCGGAGTTCACGCCAAAAGATGCATATACGTCTGCATTAGATTCAGCCATTATTATTGTCTCCTTAAAGTTGAACTATAGGAAGGCCGAGGACTCCAACCTCTTGTCATCGCTCATTTCAAAGATGAGGTCTCCCTATAGTGAGTCGTATTAAATGCCCGGCTGTAAACCTACGGAATCAGCGGCAGCAGCTATAGCCTCAGGCGAAGCTGTAGCCTGTGCAGCCATACCTTGACCAAGCGCAGCAGCACCATTATCCATACCCATTTGCATAGCCTGTTGAGCCATCTTCTGTTGCTTCTGTTCTTCGGTAAGAAGTATACCAGAAGTGTCAATACCGATAGCGTTCGCAATGCGCAACTTAATCATCGCAAGGTTGATGTCAGGGTCATCGCGCATAGGAGCCAGTGCAGCCCATGCAGTTACGCAACGCTCCAGCTTATCAAGGTCTTGTCCTCGACCAATTGCTTCCAAGCCTGTACTAATGGTTGGCTCTACGGCTTCCTTAGGTAACTCAGGAATCTGTTGCGTGGCTTGTAGTTGCTTCAAGAGCACTCGTACCAGAGGCAATTGCAATTCTTGAGAAAGGATGGAGTAGACACCACCTAAAGTATCTTCAAGTTCAGAAGCTACGTACCGAATCTCTTCGGCGGTCACACGTTCACCTGTGCGCTGAACCGCAGAGTTCAACATAAAGGCAAACGAAAGGCGAGCCTCAATAGCGTCACTGACGGCCTTGGCTACGGTAAAGTCTGCTTGCTTCTCCAGTTGGAGGAACGAGATGTCTTCTGGACGACCAGTAACGAAGTCACCAGTCTGAGCTTTGGTCAGTCGGCGTGGCTGGGTGATACCAGCAGGATTCACTAAGCCGATAACCTTAGAGCTAATCATTGACATCTTAACGATAGCCTCTTGGAGATTCTCAAGGGACCGTAAGTCACCTAAGTATTCCTCAATGTACGAACGACCATAGGATTCGCCGTCCAGTCGAACCATCCGAATCGGGATGTACGGGCAAGCCTCTTTAGGGTAAGACCCATCGGAGCCTTGTACCTCCATACCCTCGACCTCTTCGTATCGGAGGTATTCGCCTGTGTCCTCGTCCAGATAGATGTGAGTGTACACGTCGATGGTCTCATCGGCTTTCTTCTCGCCGCCTTGACCTTCTACAGCCTTGCGGATGTCCTCAGGGAGAGCACCAAAAGCTATCTGGTCACGAGTCACCATTTGCAGAACGTTGCCGAATGCGTCTCGTTGGACCACATAAGAAGACAATCGGTACAGCTTCATGGGATTGTAGTTTGACCCTTCTGGTTCCGGCAGGTACAACAACACGTTACCAGCTACGACTAGCTGCTTGAGAGCCTCAAAGAGAGTCACTCGGTAGCTGTTCGACTCAATGTAGTTCATGATGATACGCTCTACCATCGAGAGGCCCTCATCGACCTTCGCGAGTCCATCGGGGTCGTTCAGTAACTGTTTTGCCTCATACTCAGAGATGGTTAACTTCATCCACGTTTGCATCGGGAAGAGAGCCAACATGAGCTTAGAGGCTAAGTTATTGAGACCGCGAGCACCCACGGCTTGCCACGGAGTCGTGTAGTCTGTGGATGAGTTATCGGAATCCTTAGGGAAGAGGGACGGAATGGTGTACTGAGCACAGTTTTGAGCACGAGTCTCATAAGGGGCGCGGTCGTTCTTCAATCGGTCATAAACGGACTTTGCGCCTTCCTCGGCTAGACCTGTACGCTTCTCAGCCATGTGTCACCTCCTGTTTAAATGTTGATGCCGCCACCGGAGCTACGGGCTACACTCAAGGACTTCTTACCGCCAGCACGAGCTTTCTTACGTCCGCTTTCGGTCTGAGCTTCGTCCTCAGTGGAAACCTCTTTCTCAGGCACGTCAACAATCTGTGCAGCAGGAGTGGCAGCTTGTGGTACTTCCACGACCTGTGCTTCACCAGCACCACCAGTCAGACCACCTGCAACCTGTTTAACCGGACGGGCCACTTCCTTAACGACTTTCTTAACGGACTTAGTGACTTTCTTCACGGCCTTCTTAATTTTCTTACCCATAACTTATACCTCCTTAAAGTATACACGCATTGTCTCGCCTTCGTGCTTACAACGAGACACCCAATCGCAATCGTGGAGTTCTGCAAGGTACTTAAAGCGTTTCGCTAGGAATCGCTGTAAGCCCTTAGAGTCTGCCTCAGGATTAATGACAACTGACGTTACGTCCAGAATGTCTCCTTTGTGGTGAATATCACAGCTTACGCACCACGCGAAGTACGCTACATGTTTTCCGGTAGAGTCCAGAATGTACTCTTCACGGCAACCAGACATGTCCATTACTTCGTCCACGTAGAGGCTGTAGCCCACAAAGTGTCCTTCGAATCCTTTAGGCAACCCAAGGTGTTCCACAGTCCACCGGGTTGCACGGAAGCGACTCTTGGCCTCCACACATGTGAACTCAGACATTACTTCTTACCTCCGAATGCGGACTTACGGATTGAAGATTTCATACGAGCGGAACCAGTATCGCTGGCTTTATACTTCGCTACGGAATCATCACGCTCGACCTTGAGGTCTTTGCGTCCCGACGTTTTGGTTCCTTCGGTATCCGTCTCATCAGAAGACCCACCGAACTCCACGCTTGACACTTCTTGGGTCAGAGGCGCTGGCTCAATGGCTCGAATCTGATTGGTATCCATCTTCGGAGTTTTAATTTTCGGTGAGAAACACATAGTGTCAATCCTCCCCATCATCTCTCAGTTGTTCCTTGCGTAACTCAATCTCGTCAATGACGTTAGAGGCATACTGGAGGCCCTGAATGAAACCCAAGATGTGGGCCTCACTGCAACCATTAGCACGCATAAGTCCTATATGACCAGACGCTTCGAGGTACGCATAGTTGAATCGAACCTGTAGATACTCAGCAGTTGCACGAGGCACGTCTGGAATATCGTTAGGGTTCTTAAGTAATTGGTTAATAGGTGTTAACATGATAAAGATTCCTCTTAGAGTTAAATCTTAAAGTAATAATCATAAAGGCCCCTATCTCCCTATAGTGAGTCGTATTAATTTAGGGACCTTGAGTTTATCACTTAGAGTCTTGTAACGCCTTGATTATCCTGGCTAAGTCCCAAAGGCCCCACGTAATGAGGCACATTCCGAGGACACAAAGACCAATACTAATATATGCTACGGTCTCCACAGGTAAATCTCCTTGTCAATAAAGTTGTACTCATTGAACCGCAGGATGCGAGCCATCTGTGCCTGCTTGATAACATCCTCTTCGGTCATACCTGCCTTTGCACCGATGGACTTAATGCAGTCCCAGAGCGTCTCATGCGGCTCAGGGTCACGTTTAATCCACTTAGTTACCTCTTGGCCTTTGTTCTTCCCAGACTTAAGTACAGACGTTTTAGGCTCGGTAATGAACGGGTTATTCAAGAAGTCCTCGGCAGTATCGCCCCATCCGGCAATCCCAGAGTAACCATCGGTAATGTCACCTTTGATGGTCTGGAAGAGGTGCCACCAGTCAGCGGACTCTTCGGTCTGAGTCAGGATGTTACCAGTGGTACACCACAGGAAGTCGCAATTAGGGATGGTCTTAAAGTCCTTATCGCACGAGATGATTACAGCTTTACGGGCACCGAAGGCAGACGGATTGGAAGCAATCAATCCCATAACGTCATCACCCTCAAGCATCGGCTCGCGAATGCAGTAGAACTCTTCGCGCTCAAAGAGAGCCTCAAGGAACTCAAAGTAACCTACAGGTTTCTTCGACGCCTTACGGTTAGCCTTATAGTTAGGGTCCACCAGTTCTTTGCGCCAGTTGACACTATCTGTGAACGCAAGGACAATCGGAGCACCTACCCAAGCCTTCTTACGGGTCTCATAGGACTTGATGGAATCCTCAAGAATCTGACGGGCCTTAGCGTGGTCACAGCAGCGGTGCCAAATCTCTTCCTCCCATGAGGCATCAAACTCAGCAGCACTCATAGCTTGGAAGACCAGCCAGTCACCGTCCATCACAAGGATACCTTTGTCGTCACAGCCTTCACGTAACTCATAGAATTGTTTAAGGTCAAGAAGTGCCATTAAGTTTCTCCTCTAGTTCAGCCACGTACTCGTCAGCTTCCATAAGTTGGTTCTTAAGGCTATCGTTCTCACGTTCCAGAGAGTCGATGTAGCCCTGCATATCGTTCCACGCATCACGAGGAATTGTTACAGTGTCACGAACCATCAGACACACCCTCCCATTCGTTTCAGAAAGCGAGTACCGGAAGCTGTAATTTCCCAAGCGCCACCGTTGCGTCCACTAGTGGTCAGGCAAGATATGTGACCACGGGAAGCGGCCTCCGCTACGAGGCTCGCGTTGTTCCGTACATAGTTGGACTGGAAAGTCTTAGGGCAACTTTTGATTGCTTGCAATACTTTCAGATAGTCAGACATCAGAACACCTCCCGTACTGTTGCAGGAGAGAGTTTGAAGGAGTCCTTATCGGCATACTCTTCGTGCATGTCCTTGATTGCCTCACGGAATGCTGTACGTACCACGAACGTCATCAAGCCTTCCATGCCATGTGTCAGGAACTGGACAATCATTTCCTTCTGTTTACCATTGGGGACAATCGCACCGGAGCCAACCTGCTTACATAAGTGCAGCATATCTTTCTCTAAGATTACCTGAACGTCAGATACCATCTTAGCGGTAACGTCGAAGGACACTTTAAATTTCTTTGTCATAGCCATAATAATTTCTCCTATAGAATTAGTGACATACTGCCCAGTTAGGACCCATCTTACCTTCGGTATCCAGAAGACACCGGAAGTTCCAGTGGTCTCCAACCCAGCGCATTGCTTCTTGTGCGGTCTCAATGACCAACTGAGCAATCTCTTCGGTACGGCAACCGACTTGGATTTCATCGTGTACCCAAGCCATGTACGCAAAGTCCCCATCCCAGCCATGCTTCAAGCCTTTCTCTACGAGCATCTCTTCGGTCTTGATAATCCACAGTTTGCAGATAAGCGCACCAGCGGATTGCAGTAGGGTATTCAGGGCAGCGTGAGGACTACGGACGTGTACCTTACGACCATCCAGACCTTTAATCCAGCGACGTTTCCACTTGACTTGCTGTTCACCAGCTACCCACTGAGAGGACTCAACAAGTGTCTGTTGGATAGACTCTCGGAGTGCCGCAATCGCAGGGGTGTTCTCAAGGAATTTCTTCTTGAGTTCCTTACCGCGCTCTTTACCAGCACCGACAATCTGCCCAGTCTTCTCATCTCCAGCACCATAGAGGAACCCATAGATAAACGTCTTGGCGTTATCTCGCATTAGGTCGTGTTCCTTATTGTGTTTATCACGGGCAACGTTTGGTGCTAAGTCAGTAGCAATTGCATTCTTCCAGTGAATGTCACCATTGAGAATCTCGTGAGCATACTCACCGTTGTCAAAGCGAGCCATGAAGTGTGCCAAGCAGCGCAACTCCAGACCTGAGGCGTCTATACCAGCCTGAACCCAAGGCTTACCTGTGAGTCCATCTAGGTGATGTTCAGCGCCAAAAGCAGCGCGGCACCGATCACCATAAGGAGAGCGGACACCGGGTATCTGTGCGAGGTTAGGGAAAGCGTGAGTAGCGCGCCCAGTAACAGCACCATTGGGGTTAACAGAACCATGAATTTTACCATCCTCAGCAACGTAACGAAGCCATGCCTTGTCTCCCTCAGCAGACTGTCCGATTCTCTTCTGAATCATCAAGTATTCTTTAATAAGGTCGATAGCGGCTTGCTTCTCAGGGTCATCTACTTTTACTACCTCTAGGACCTCATCGTCCACCACAGGTGCACCTTTATCGGTGTACTTAGTCGGGACCCATCCAGCCTCTTGAAGTTTCTTCTGAATGTGGTCACGGGAAGAAGGGTTAAACACTACGTGCTCTACCGGAGTATATGTGGCACCAGCAACGTACTCGCGGGTGTCAAGTTCGCAAGGCTCACGGCCTTCTCGCTGTGCCTTGTTCTTAGGCTTCTTAAATATGCCACCAACTTTAGGTGTCTTAATGCGAGGGTATTTAGGCAATGGCTTACCAGTCCTCGGATGGCAGAACATTTCGGTGCCACCCTTAGGTTGATACCATGAGCCGAACGTTTCGGTAAGTTTACGGAGCAACTCAGAGCGGCGAGCAGCTAACTCTACGTACAACTCTTCGATTGCTTTCGTGTCAAACGGGAATCCATTGCGCTCTTGCTTAGCGAGTAGCCATGCAGCGCGATGTTCAACGTCAACGGCCTCAAGGGATTCTGACCAGAACGTAGTGTATCCTACGTCCGTAAAGTCAATCTCAGGAGGGAAGTAATGTTTATCAGAGAGTAGCTTCTCAAGGAGAGCCTTAGTGACCACAACATCCTGAACGTTATAGTCCATCATCTCTTCGTTGAAGTTCCACCACTCCATTCCATCAACGTATTCTTCACCCTGCTCTTCAAGCATACGCTTAAAGTCATCCTTGTATTCACCTTTCATTTCGCCTAAGCGATAACCCCACGCCTCCAAAGCGTGAGACCCAAAGCGTTTACCGGGCAACTTACCGGAACGCAGCAGACCCATATCGGTGTCTTTCAGGTTGGAGTGAATCAAACGTGACAACACAAGGGTGTCGATACAATTCTCGCGGGGTAGATGGAACTCACGGTTAAGCTGTAACTTAGCCAGTTTGGTCAATGCGGGAACGTCATACTTGTGACCGTTGTGGAACACAATAAGACCGCCTCGTGCAACCTCGGCTTCCAGCGCATCCAGATACGCACCGAAGTCACTCGGACGGTAGCTTACGTACTCAGCGGTGGAGTAGTCGTAGATAACCCCGCAGTGGAACTTAGTGACGCTCTCTAAGAGGGCGTTAGCTTCGATGTCAGAAACGATCATATTGATTTCTCCTATTGATTATCGCGACTTAATAATCTCTTCATACGAGACAACTGTCAAGAAGCCTGTGTGAACCATGTTGGTCTTATCAGCGACAATAGCATATCGTGGTGTAATGCCAGTGATATAAGACACCTGTGCATATTTATTGTTTACAGAGCGGACATATCCATATCCACCAACAACTCCCATATCCACCTTCACCCAATCACCAGCCTTGATGTGGGTCATAGTGTCCTTATCGAACACCTTGTGGCTCAGATTGGAAACTTCTGGTTTCTCCCAGCCAGTCTGTCGTGTCCAAGTCCACCCTAAGTTCTTCAAAATGTGAACAGCGGAGCGAGTCTTGGCTTCATGGTACTTAACGTCTTCGAGTTCAGCTTCCAGTTTAGCGATTTCTGCTTGGATAACTTTAGGGTCACGCATGGTAATATCTCCTATAGTGAGTCTAATAGTATTCATGAAGGCCACCACTTGGGCGACCTTGAGTATACCACTCTTAGCTATCAATCTTGTCGAGGATAGCCATAGCTTCATCAACGCGACCAGCCTCATGAATTGCGGTCACGGCAGCTTTGGTAAGCGCATTGACCAGACGCAGTACTTGCTCGTCAGTCAACGTCATACGCTGAGTGTGATTCTTAGAGGACTTAGAGTCCTTCCAGCGGTAAACCATAGTCGCCTTACCGTTGCGAACGTTGATGTGGACTCGACGGTTCCACTGGTCAGCGGTATCGGATAGACGGATAGTTTCAGCTACGTTAGACATGATGGTTTCTCCTGTTTGATTACTCAAAGAATTTGGAAAGCTGTTGAGCTTGGTTGGCTACACGGGCAGCTTCTGTAACTTTAGTGGATGCACTGTCAGCCAGTTCGTTGGAGCGAATCGCCAGAGCGCGTGACTGTGTGGCCTCTTTACGAGCCTCATCGTTCAGACGCTTGGCTTCCACGTTGTACATACGAACCAGAAGTTGGCCTAACTTCTTAATCAGTTTGAACATGATGTGTCTCCTTTAGTGAGTCGTATTAAAATGGGACTCTCCAGCGAAACTTCTCGTAGTCTTCTGGAAAGTCATCAAGAATCCTGTCAGAAGTCAGTGTCATTCGACCAGTCCGTTGACTCCGAGTGTGACTCTTCTTCCCCTGAGTAACTTGATGGTTCGAGCCAGCCTGTTTCCTTGTTGTACTCCATGTAGCCAGCAATACCAGTATCGCCAGTAAAGCGGCACTTGAGAATACGAACGAGGACAAGGTTAGGCATATCACCTTGCTGGTTACGCTCAAGGGCAATAATAGTATCAGATAATTGGCGAAGTGCGCCAGAACCACGTAGGTCAGTAATAGAAACAGGACGACCTTCCTCATGTGCTTTACCTTTGTCTGGGTTCTTAAGGTGGCATATAACGACCAGCACCGCACCAGTTGACTTAGCGAACCCTTTGAGCTTGGTCATCAGGTTGTCAATCATCTTGCGCTCATCGGATTCACCAGAAGCGGACACGACGATTGAGATGTGGTCTAGAATGATTACGTCACAACTCAAGCCTGAGCGCATATAGGCTAGCTTAGCGAGAAGCCTATCGGTCTCAGCCTCAGCGAATGAGTCATAAAGATGGAACGTGTCGTTACCGAATAGTTCGTCGAACCATTGGTCGAACTTACCGTTCTCAATAATCTCTCTCTTTAGTGAGTCGGATTGTCTCAGTCGGACACGGTTGTGCAGTCCTATAAGGTCCTCAGCGGTCTCCTCAACGGACTCCTCAAGCATCGCCAAGCCTACCTTCTTGCCCATCGCTGTGCCCCACTGGAGAGCTTGTTGTCGGACGAACGTTGACTTACCCATACCGGAACCGGAAGTGACCATAATGACTTCGCCACCACGGGCACCAAGTGTCTTATCATTGATGCCACTACAGCCGCTGAAAAGTAGACCTACTGATTCCTCTGACGATAAGTGTTCACGGATTCGTTCTCGTAACGAAAGAGCCGATACCACTCCATCAGGAATCCACGGGCCAGCATTCCAGACTTGCTCCATGATTTCACGGTCGTGACCATTAAGGTGACACTCGTTGGCATCCTTGCATGGAAGTACAGCAACTCGTACCTTACCAGCAGGAAGAACCTGTGCGGCCTCTTCGACTGCCTTACGTCCAGCATCATCCATATCGAACATCAGGATAATCTGCTCGAACTGGTCAAAGTATTCGTAGTTGGCAGCGCATGTCTTCTTAGCAGCAGAGGCACCGTGACCCAATGACACTACGGGATACTTACAGTCTTGAAGTTCCATCACGGTAAGCATGTCGATTTCACCTTCTGTGACAACAATCTTCTTACCACCATTCCACAAGTGCTTCCCGAACAGGGCATCACTCTTGTGACTGCCAGTGGTCTTAAAGTTCTTATCCTTGTCTCGAACCTTCTGGCTCACAATGTTACCGTTCTGGTCACGATAGTCAGCCACTTGGTACATCACACCGTCTACTTTGGCAATCCAGTATCCAGCCTTCTGGCAGGTTTCCTTTGAGATTCCTCGCGCAGTTAGCGCTGAGTAACGTCCATTGGACTCCCCGAAGTTCCATACGTTGTATGTCATTGGTTTACCTCCACCGACTATACGTCTTCTTAATGATAACTTTTCCTTACGTCCATCTGAGGCCGGAACTCGGTGCTCACATACGAAGCAGTATTCATGACCGTCAGAATACACAGAGTTACCATCAGAAGACCCACAGTTCTCGCAAGGAGCATGATATAGGAAAATACTATCTTGTTCTAATTCCATATGGTTATTCCTTAATCAACAATGCGAACAAAGGGAAACCGTTGTGGTCTCCCTTTAGTGAGTTCAATTAATTATCCACGGTCAGAAGTGACCAGTTCGTTCTTCTCCCACCAACGCTTAAGGTCGAACGATGGGCAAGCCTTTGGTGCCACATCATGATGTGCGCGAAGAACAGAACCTTCGTACTTAGCCAGTAGTGTGACAAGCAGTGAGCGAAGGGATTGCATTTGGGCTGGCGTAAAGTTAGCTTCGAACTTACCTTTATCGTCAATGCCACCAACGAGGCAGACACCGATTGAGTTATGGTTGTGACCCTTGGCGTGAGAACCAACAGCCATCTCGTCTCGGCCTTCCTCCACAGTACCATCGCGCTTGATAATGTAGTGGTATCCCACGTCAAGCCAACCCTGCTCTTTGTGCCACTGGCGAATCTCACGGACACCCACATTCTGACTTGACTTGGTAGCCGAGCAGTGAACAAAGATTGCGTCAGTGGATTCACGTTGTTTGAACTGTACACGAGACATTATTTCTTACCTCCCTTCGATTGTTTCAGCTTGTCAAATGGCACCTCCTTTTTGGGTTCTTTGAGCCATTCCACAGGAATTAATTTGTCAGCAAACAGGATACCGTGCTTCTCACACCACTCACCGTAACTGGTCGGAGACCCTTTGTACAGCTTGGTGCGCGAGCTTGAGAACACCAGACGGATGTCCAGTTCGGGAAACTGTTCGCGAATCAATAAGTGTTTCTTTCGGTCGTCACTCTCCCATAAACCTTTGGTTTCAATGAAGATTCCGTTAGGCAGCAGGAAGTCTGGAGTATACACATGGTTGCTCGCAGGGACAACGTAAGGGATTTTCCACAGTTCATAGTCGAACTTAATACCCTTACCCTCTAGCTGCTTAGAGACCTTATCTTCTAGGCCGGAACGGAATGTCCCGACCTTTCGGATACCACGCGCAGCGTATGCGCCAGCCACTTAGAAGTCTCCGTCTTCGTCTTCTTCGTAGGACTCTTCGTCGTCTTCGTCCCAGCTTTCTTCGTCGCGTGGTTTGCTCGCTTTGGCAGAACCAGAGGCAACATAGCCGTTCTCTTCAACTTCGTCAGCCCAATCGTCTTCACCGCCACCAAAGGTAGCCAGTTCGACCAGCATTACGGATTCCAGTTGCAGCTTAACGCTCGCGCCTACAGCAGTGTTCCACTTGTACGGGACCAGCGAGTATTTGACTTTCAGTTTAGAGCCACCACCGATAATCGGAACGTCTTCAATCTTCTTACCTTTGGAGTCAACCACAACCAGATTGATGTGCTTGGTCTCTTTGGTCTTCTTGTCTTGGAAAGACGCGTAGCATTTGAACTTAAAGGTAGTCGTGCCGTCACCGTTATCGAAGAACGGCATGTCGCCTTCATACGGTTTCAGCGGTTTCTTACCACGAGCTACAGCAGGCGGGTTCGCTTCATATTCCTCAACGGCAGCAGCATAAGCCTCTTCGTGACACTTCACGATTTCATCGACCATACGTTGGCAGCGCGGGTCTTTGTTGGGAATAGTCAGGTCAACTTTGTATACACCACGAGGGTTCCCAAAGCCACGCTCTTCGTTACCGTAGTCCGGCTTACCGATGTAAGCGTAAGGTTCAGCAGTACCCAGCGCAGAGGTGAAAATCTTCTTAGCCATAATGTTAATCTCCTTTAGGTTTCGTTTAGTTTCTCAGAGGGAGTCTTCCCTCCCTAATAGTGAGTCGTATTACTTCGGGACCACACAAGGGCGCACACGAGTAACCTCAAAGCCAGCCGGAACGTATTGCCATTCGGCTAACTCCACAGCTTCGTCTAGGGTCTCAGCGTAGATTGGAACCTCAAAGGAATGCTCAGAGGACTCTACGGTAGCCCGAAACTTCTTATTGTCCACGCTAAGTGAACCTGTATTTACGTTTGACATATCAGTAACCTCTCGATAGCCATTGGTTGTAAAGTTCCATGTAGTGACCAGCAGATTCCTCGTCACCACGTTCGATACATTCAGCCCACATTTTGTGGCACCATTCGGAAGGTTTAAGAATCATAGCACTTATCCTTATGTTTCTCGTACAGTTCACCGTAGAACCCAGCTTTCGCCATGTCCTTCTCTAAGTAAGCCAGTTCGGATTTCTTACCTGCACGTAGGCGGTACTTTAAGATGTTCCCGAAGCAATAGCCTTTGAACTGCTCACGGGTCATCGAACGGGCAATCACCTCGATAGCCTCAATGTCGTCGAACAGCATATAGTGGCTCGGAGTACGGACACCATCTATATCTTGTGGTTTGTTGACTACAGGCTCACAGGTGTGTGGGTATCTGTCGTCATTTTCTAAACATGCCATGCAGACCATCAGAACACCTCCTTGATTCGTTTGAGTAACAGACTGACGAACGGGAAGCGGGTCACTGCCACACTAAGAACCGGACGTTTCTTGTCTATTGCTTTCTCGAAGTCACCACGAGTGATAATGATGTGGACGCTCGGTGCCAAAGGAACTGTGTCACCAATAAGAGGTAACTTAGCTCTGCGCTCGCTCGCACATACGATTGAACGGTCAGCACGGCGAACCGTGAAATTCTTAAGACTTTTGTTGAAGTGAAGTCTGAACATATAGTGTCTCCTTTAGTGAGTCGTATTAAGCGTGACCATCTGGCATATCGTCATCGCTACAGGTGAGCGCAAGGCATCCTATGATGATGATTAGCAATGGCATTACGTACATCATGATGTGTACCTCCTTTAGTGAGTCGTATTAAACGCAGAAAGGCCCACCCGAAGGTGAGCCAGTATGGTTACATTTTCTCTTGAGGGTTATCCTCGGTGCCACGGAACATTACGAGCGATGGGTGACGCAGAGAGCCGTCAGGTGTTTCCTCCATGTACGCAATCTGGCAAGCGTGCCCGTTGTAGTATGTTTCACCTTCAATGTTAACTGTGTTTGTAAATTCATCCATTAAGGTGCGAGAGATGTTTGTGGCGTTAACTACACGACCACTCTCAAGAAGCACCTCAAATCCGATTACTTTGTCCTCATTCGCTAAACCTTCGGTTCCCCATACAAGACCCTGAATGATGCCGTCTGCTTCGTTCTCTGGCTTAAGTTTCCACCAGCCGGACTTCTTACCGCGCTTATAGATACACATCGGGTCTTTCACAATGAGACCCTCATGTCCTTCTTCACGCTTCTTCTCGTACAGTTGCTGTAGTTCAACCATGTCGTAGACTCGTAAGACTCAGCCGCTTGCCATTCGATTTCAGGGAAGTATTCCTGTAGCAGAGGCAGCATGTTCTTAACGTGTTCCTGCATGAGTAACGTCATGACATCGCAGTCTTCTCCAGACTCCACGATGTGCAGAGGGATGATAGCGTACAGTTTGACGTGAAGGTGTCCAGTGTGCAGCTTAAAGGGAACCTTGTCTTTCTTACGGACTGGTTCAACGAATAACTCTTCGTGGAACTCTTGGTTCTTCGTGTCAGTCCATTTGGTGCGCAGTAGGCCAGACCCAGTGTTGAAGTCTACTCCCTTGACCATGAGTTCTACATCAAGCATAAAGCCATCTTTGTAGAAGCAACGGTCATCATTCAGAAGGCGCTTCCAGCGTGCATCGAATCCGTTTAGGTGCTCCAGTGCCGGAATCGTTTTAGATACACGAGAGAGCCAGCAACTGTTAGCGGTATTGTCTACGCAGATGTTCCCACGTACACCATCATACTTGATGTCGGCGATAAGATACCCAGCGTTATCCAGAGCCTTCTTAATGGCAGACTCTACGAAAGACACGGCTTTAAATGGGTTGGTCTTAATGTTCATCATAATGTTTATCTCCTATCGGTTAAATGACTAAGGCCACTCAATGAGCGACCTTAAGCATTGTCCCTATACTGAGTCGTATTACTTCTAGTGCTTCAACTGGTCGTACATACGGTTCAGCCAGGCGGTTCCCATATTGTACAGAACGTCTTCGTCGCAGTGGTGAATCTCCTCCTGAACAACTATGCGACCAGTACGGTCTTCAATCCGAAGGTACATGGTCGCCTTTATGTTTGGTGAACCTTCCTTCTCAACAACTATAACAGCAAGGTCCAACTGGTAGAGCCTGTTGCAAGCAGCCTTGAAGACATTCAGGTTCCCACTATATAAACGGCCCATCTTACTGACCCTCCCAGAAGCGTTTATGAGCACGGGTGCGTAATGGTTTATTAAACTTGCGACCTTTGGTTTCCTCGAAGCCATGAGCGTTACGGTTAGAACGTTTGGTCATCTTTTCGAAGTTACGCATACTTAAAGTCCTCTCTTAGTAATTCTTTAATTTAAATCTCTAATTAACACTTAAGGGTCTTAAAGTTAAACCTTAAGGTTCTCCTATAGTGAGTCGTATTAACCGGAAGAAGGTCAATCATAAAGGCCACTCTTGCGAATGACCTTGAGTTTGTCCCTCTATAGTGAGTCGTATTAATTTGACGTTACGCGAACGCGAAGTCTGACTTAAGGATGTCTTGGAGATTCAAGTTACCTTTAGCCGGAAGTGCTGGCATTTTGTCCAATTGAGACTCATGCAACTGGTCAGCGAACTGGTCGTAGAAGTCAGCCAGTACATCACAAGACTCATAGGTGTCAACCATAGTTTCGCGCACAGCTTTGAACAGGTTGGCAGCGTCAGCAGGAATTGTCCCGAAGGAGTCGTGAATCAATGCAAACGATTCGATTCCGTACTTCTCGTGTGCCCACACTACAGTCTTACGCAGGTGGCTACCATCTTGGCTATGCACAAAGTTAGGAGCTATGCCGGACTCCTGCTTGTGCGCGTCAATCTCGCTATCCTTGTTTGTGTTAATGGTAGGCTGTAGACGGAACTGACCGAGGAAAATCAGGTTCAAGCGAGTCTGGATGGGCTTCTTGTATTCCTGCCATACAGGGAAGCCATCAGGAGTTACCCAGTGTACAGCGCAACGCTTGCGAAGAATCTCTCCAGTCTTCTTATCTTTGACCTCAGCAGCCAGCAGCTTAGCAGCAGACTTGAGCCAGTTCATTGCTTCAACCGCAGCCACCACTGTGACGCTAACAGCTTCCCAAATCAGTTTAGCCATGTAACCAGCAGCCTGATTTGGTTGAGTAAACATCAGACCTTTACCGGAATCAATAGCGGGCTGTATGGTGTCCTCAAGGACTTGCTGACGGAATCCGAACTCTTTGGAACCATAGGCCAGCGTCATGACTGAACGCTTAGTCACGCTACGAGTTACACCGTAAGCCAGCCATTGACCAGCCAGTGCCTTAGTACCCAGCTTGACTTTCTCAGAGATTTCACCAGTGTTCTCATCGGTCACGGTAACTACTTCGTTGTCGGTCCCGTTGATTACATCCTCTTGCAGAATCACGTTGACTTTCTTAGCGACAATCCCGTAGATGTCCTGAACGGTTTCACTAGGCAGCAGGTTAACAGCAAGACCACCCACCTCATCGCGGAGCATCGCTGAGAAGTGCTGAATACCGGAGCAAGACCCATCGAACGCCAGTGGCAGTGAGCAGTTGTAGCTCAGACCGTGGTGCTGTACCCCAGCGTACTCAAAGCAGAACGCGAGGAAGCAGAACGGAGAATCTTGCTCAGCCCACCAAGTGTTCTCCAGAGGAGACTTAGCGCAAGCCATGATGTTCTCGTGGTTGTCCTCAATGAACTTGATGCGCTCAGGGAACGGAACCTTATCGACTCCAGCGCAGTTTGCACCGTGGATTTTCAGCCAGTAGTAACCTTCTTTACCGATTGGTTTTCCTTTAGCCAGTGTCAGCAGACCCTTGGTCATGTCGTTACCTTGCGGGTTGAACATTGACACAGCGTAAACACGACCGCGCCAGTCCATGTTGTAAGGGAACCAGATGGACTTATGGTTAGCGAACTTGTTGGCTTGCTCAAGCATGAACTCAAGGCTGATACGGCGAGACTTGCGAGCCTTGTCCTTGCGGTACACAGCGGCAGCAGCACGTTTCCACGCGGTGAGTGCCTCAGGATTCGTGTCGATGTCTTCCGGTTTCATTGGGAGTTCTTCACGTTCAATCGCTGGGATGTCCTCTACAGGGCAGTGCTTCCACTTGGTGATTACGTTGGCGACCGCTAGGACTTTCTTGTTGATTTTCCATGCGGTGTTTTGCGCAATGTTAATCGCCTTGTACACCTCAGGCATGTAAACATCTTCGTAGCGCATCAGTGCTTTCTTACTGTGAGTGCGCACCAGCGCCAGAGGACGGCGACCGTTAGCCCAATAGCCACCCCCAGTAATGCCAGTCCAAGGCTTAGGAGGGACTACGCAAGGCTGGAACATTGGGGAAATGCCAGCCAGTGCCCCAGCCCGTGTTGCGATAGCCTCAGCGTATTCCGGTGCGAGTTCGATAGTCTCAGAGTCTTGGCCTACTACGCCAGCATTTTGGCGGTGCAAGCTAACCATTCCGGTGGACTCAATGAGCATCTCAATGCAGCGAACCCCTACGTGAATGGAGTCTTCCTTATGCCACGAAGACCACGCCTCGCCGCCCATTAGACCCTTAGAGAGCATGTCAGCTTCGACAACCTGCATGAATGCTTTCCTATAGACGTGCCCTACACGCTTGTTTAGTTGTTCCTCAACGTTTTTCTTGAAGTGCTTAGCTTCAAGGTCACGGATGCGACCGAAGCGCGACTCATCCTCAATGGCCCGACCGATTGCGCTTGCTACAGCCTGAACGGTTGTATTGTCCGCACTGGTTAGGCAAGCAAGAGTGGTCTTAATGGTGATGTACGCTACAGCTTCCGGCTTGATTTCTTGCAGGAACTGGAAGGCTGTCGGGCGTTTGCCGCGCTTAGCTTTCACTACCTCAAACCAGTCGTTGATGCGTGCAATCATCTTAGGGAGAAGGGTAGTAATGAGGGGCTTAGCGGCAGCGTTATCCGCAACCTCACCAGCTTTAAGTTGACGCTCAAACATCTTGCGGAAACGTGCTTCACCCATCTCGTAAGACTCATGCTCAAGGGCCAACTGTTCGCGAGCCAAACGCTCACCGTAATGGTCAGCCAGAGTGTTGAACGGGATAGCAGCCAGTTCGATGTCAGAGAAGTCGTTCTTAGCGATGTTAATCGTGTTCATTTAGTGCCTCTTCCAGTTAGTAAATCGTATCTATTCAGGCCACCCTCAGTCAGATGACCTGTAAGATAAGACTATCAGCCCATTAGCATTGCGTCAAGTTGCTTGTCGATGTTGAGCGGAAGACCGTTAGCGATAGCCATTCGGTCAGCTTGAAACCAGTGCGCCGCAATTCGTTCCTCAAGAGCCTTAAAGTCCCCAGCGGACATGTTAACCCAGAGCATAGCGTTATTGGTCCTTCCCAGCACATCTACAGCTACCTCATGGTTACGTCGTTCTTGACGCTCATCCATACGCCACGTAGCAACCATTCGCTTGTGCTTCTCTTGGTGTGCTTTACGTGCCTTACGGTTACGGCGCTTTACTTTACGTGCCTCCACTCGACCCACATGACGTGCTTTACGTTCCTTAGCGCGGTCGATTGCTCTCTGGTGTGCGACCTCCTCGACTTCCTTGATGAGTTCCTCAGGGTCAATACTGAATGCGCCACCGTCTTTCTGCTGCGAGAACGATACAGGGTCGGTAATGAACGGCGTATCATCGTCGCTGAACATGATGTTCCCGCTGTGCATGTCGAACGAAGCGATGCCCTCAAAGAACTTGCGGATTAGCTTACAAGTCTCGACGAACTCGCCATCCCACCCAGTTAACATATCGTGCTCATTGGATTTGTAGTCAATGATGTCGCTTGCAATCTCAGCGTATTTATAATGCTCATCGTTGTCGAAACGCTCGCAATCATTCAGTGCATCCAATACCACCGTATAGCATCCAGCGTGACGCTGTACATCGTAGACGTTAGGGATACCAGCGCGACCCTGATACATGCGGCAGAATGCGGTATACGCAGCGCCTGAGTCCTCTTTCTTAAAGCCCACCTTAATCACCCTGTTAGGCAGCAGCGGGTGGCTATAAGCAGCCGAGAAGTGCCCATTACCAAGCATCATAAATCCAGAGTCCGCAGTCAAGCACTTTAAGGTAGTCCACCAGTCTTGGAATTCAAGCGGCTTGTCCAGCTTGGTGATCTCACCGTCACACGTTTCGCTGTTGACCATCTCAACCAGCAAATCAATGAGCATACCTTGACGCTTATCAAGTTCACAGATTGGCAGTGCTTTGATTGCGTCGATAGTGTTCATGATGTCGATAGCGTTCACTTTGTGCATTCTCCAGTGTTAATGTGATTAGATATTGTTGAGCTTGCGATTGGTGCGCAGTTCACGCTTAAGGCGTTCGATTCGTTGTTTCATTGCGAAGCCATCAGGTGTGCAAACTGTAGCACCGTTCTTGGTGTGGATAGGCATAACGTAGTGTTTCAGCATTTGCGCAGTGCTCCCGTAATGATACAAGCGACCAAGTAAGCGCCTACAGCTACGCCTAAGGACTTCCCAAAGGATGCGCCTACAGCTAGACCCAGAGCGGTGAGTAGACCGATAGTAAGCATATACATTATTCCCGTAAGTAAAGTGATAATCATAAAGGCCACTCGCTAGGAGCGACCTTGAGTTTATCACTGGGTGGACTCGAAGGTTAGTATCCAGTGCGTACAAATAGCGCCATCAGTCATTCCAGCCTGCACATGTTGCTTGGTGTATCACGCAGGCTTGGTATTCTTCTTGTGCCAAAACCTCGTTCACCCATTGGGTGACTTGTTTACCGTATCGCACAACGTAGGTGCTACCCATTGCCCCGTGATCATACTCTCGCAGTGTTACAGTGCATTGACCTTTGATTTTAGATGTTGCCAGAAGTTTACTCATGGTGTTAGTCCTATTACATGTTAAAGTGATAATCATAAAGGCCACTCATATTGAGCGACCTTGAGCCTATCACTCAGCAGACTTCAAGGCTATTGCCTTGTTGTTTTCGTACAGTTCCTTAAGGTGTGCCATTGCGAGCGACCAATCAAAGCCACAGCGCACCATGTCACTATAGAACAGTACAGTTTGAGCGGTCAGACCGTATTGTACGTTGTTAGCCATTACTCTTCCTCCTCGTACTCTTCGACTTCCTCAAGGTACTCGTTCAGTAAGTCCTCAGTGTCTTCCCAGAGGTCAATCGTTAATTGCTCATAGATACGCGCTTGCAGGATACGGATTACGTCCTTGGTGTCCGGCATCAGACCAGAATCCTCAAACTCAAGGTCAATGCCCTCGCTTGCCATTACGCTGAAAACGTCGCTGTAATAGTGCGGAACGGCGCTATCGGCTGCCATGTGTACTGCATCGTGCAGGTCATCAGTGTCACGGATGTCATCATAACGGGTGTTTTCTTTCAGCATTTCGTAAGCGTGATCAAAAACGTTGTTGTAAGTCATGTTAGACATAGCCATTGTGTGTTACCTCATAGTGTTGTTAGTGGATATCATAAAGGGCACCTTGCGATACCCTTGGGTTATCCGCTACGTGTGTACACTCAAGAGCCGTTTACCAGATTGTTAAAGAGCGTCTTTGGTCAGGTTTCGTCAGACCGCATCACCTTTCAGTGTGGTGACTCACTGTTCCGTCATTTCGTGGTACATCTTACAGCTTTTAAAGGAGGCTGTCAACCTGTTATTCTTTTATGCGATGAGTGACCGAATTCGACTCATGGCTAGTGCCTTATCCTTGGCGGGTCACGGGCAGGTTTCTCGGTTCCTATCCCTACACCCTTACTGCTTGTGGTACATCGTACCGTGTTTACTGCATGTTGTCAACCGTTTTGTTTCACCTTATGTGCCGTGGTGCGCTTAAGTCACCTAGAAGACACCGTGCTACCGTGTTGACGCTGTGTATCTTACTGCATGTTACTTCGTGTTGTCAATGCCTGTTTTTCGTATGACTTATCAGGCTGTCTACTTATCCGGTTGACCCCGGTATCTCAGGGAGTGGTTTTAGGCCGTTGTCCCGTTGACGAGGTGAATAGTAACCGGTAGGACTCTTTAAGTCAATACTCTTTTTAAATTATTTTGATTAATCTCTCTTTGGTCCTCTTTAAGTAGTCTCTCCCTATAGTGAGTTGTATTAAAGACAATGATTAAAGATAATCTCTTTATAGGTAACAACAAGGCATCTTTAGGAATAGGCTTTAGGATGGTCTTTAGAATATCTTTAAGATAGGGATTGACTGAATGGGTCTTTAAGTGTAGTCTTTAGGCTGTAGACGGTAGGAATGACCTTAGGAGGTGACTTTAGGAGGCTTTAACAGGTAGGGGCACAGAGAGACACTCAAGGTAACACCCAAAGGGTCATCCCCAACCCCAGGGAACCCTCAAGGTCAACCTTCGGTTGACTTTAGGTGATTGGCTGGGATTTAGGGACCCCTATGGGGGGAACTTTGGGTTCTTAAACTGTGAGATAGTCACTCAGATTTTTATGGTATATTTTAAAGGACCCTCTAGGAACTCCTCAGGCCCTCTCTAAGACCCTCTTTAGGTTCCACTGATAGGATGGCCTATCTTTAGGTATAGACCTTACGGATAGACCATTAGAGGCTCTTTATGGGTATACCTTAGGACTTGACTCTATAGGGATGAAGTGGTGTGATGTAATCATACCGCTGAATCCCTCGGTGAGCCCTCAGTCGGTCAGGAAGACCTTAATCACTACAAGTGAGTAAAGAGCAAACGGCAGACTCCAGTGAACTGAGGTCTCCATTAAGAGATGCGTACCCAAGGGCAGCACAAAGTACCACAAGAAAGCGATAGGTGACTCTATGCCGCAGTAGGTTCAACAATAAGCGGAACATGAGTCTCCTCCTTTATGTTGGTTGTATTAACAATAATAACAACCTACCTTATAGGACACTTTAAGTCTTATAGTAATCTTTAGGTAGGCTTCTCCCTATAGTGAGTCGAATTAGAATAACGGTCTGTAATCATATACTTAGACCTGTATCACTAATTTCAAATATCAATCACTTAGGTACTCCTCAATGGCCCTCTTGACCCACGCCACAGAGAGCTTATGGTATCTCGCTATGGACGTTGCGGTCCAGCCTTTATGGTATCTACGAATCACTATAGCCTTACGTTCCTCGCTAGGGTCTCTCTTCGACGCATCGCGTTTGCCTGTGGCCTTAGTTGCTCGACCTTTTGAGATGCAGTCCTCTATGTTTTCCTTCTGAGTCCCTTCCTTAAGGTGCTCAGGGTTAACACATGAGGGGTTATCACACAGGTGCATCACAACCATTCCGTCAGCTATCGGTCTGCCTAGATGACAACTCAGGGAATACCTGTGGGCCATCCAATGGACTCCATTTACACGAATACGACCATAACCAGTCTTAGTCTTACAGCCCTTAAAGTTCCAGCAGCCAGTATCCTTATCGACAACATACTTCTTCTTGTTTATCATATTACCTCCTTAAAGCGGCCTTCCTTGGCCTCGTAAATCACCACTCAATGAAAGATGTACCGTAACCCTCATCGTCCTCAGAGTACACATCAACTCCTCCCACAGTCATCTCAATGATATGCGTAGCAGCTACTGTAGGACGCATCATGTGCTCCTCAAGGAAGTCAGCAAGCACTTCACCCTCTACCTTAACGGAATCCAGTTGCATGGACTCACGGAGATACTCAATGCCTAACGCAAGGGCATCCAATCGGTCATCGTGTGCCAGAGCACCTTTCTCACGAGTGATACGGGTCATCTGGTAGAACAGTGAATATTTAACGTCATGCTTACCGTCTATATCGCGAGCGGACTGGTAGTCGGCCCTAATGACCTCATCTCGAATGACAAGGCGGTGAGTCTGCATGACTGGCTCAAGGGTATCACAAATACGCATCTCCTTCATACCACGAGCACGAATCTCTTCCATAGCACAGTTGTGGTGTTTAAGAAGGATAGGACTGAACACCTTACCAAACATACCGTCACCGAAGTTACTCTCGTAGACAACCGTCTGGACTCCCCATTGCTTAGCTTTCTTAGCGAGCAACTCAAGGGTCTTATCGGAGTAGCCATCACGGAAACCACCAGCTTCCATTAGGTAGATGTAACCATTGAGGGTGTACAGTACAGCGTACCCTGTTTCGTCCTTACCACGACCACTTGGGTCAATGACCAGAATCTTCTGTTGATACTGACCAGAGTTATTTGAGCACTCATGGTATGTATGCAGGTCGTCACCCTTAAGGCCCACGTTAGGAAGGTCCTCAATGATGTTCTGACGGTTCGGAAGCCACTGGTAATGCATTGGGGCCTTCTCTAAGTCTAAGGCCGCTACGATAGCGTCACGGAGCCTCAGAGGGTACTTCTCGGCATCACTCAGGTTCGGGTTAAGCATGAACTGTAACGTGAAGCCAGCCTTACCGTATTCCAACTCACGCTCACGCAGGTCATCACGGTCGAAGCGCACAGGGTCCGTAGGAGTCCCAGCGAGCGCCTCAGGATTCTCCTCGTACTCAGCACGGAGCATTGGTGCCAGACGCTGAGAGTAGTAGAGGTTTTCCTCGCGAGTCCTTGGATACAGAGCAGGCCAGATGATAGTGGAGTACCCACGGTTATCTTCAAGTTCCTTATAGAGAGTCATCTCAGTTTGAGGTGTACCCAGATAGATGACACGAGAAGTAGGCAGTGGTTTAAGCAACGCAGCGAACTCCTGAACGAGAGTCCATAGCTTTTCACGGGCACCCATAGTTGCACTGTTAGACGGAATCTCAACGTCATCCGCAATGATAATATCAGCACGGCTACCAGTTAACTGACCAGTGATACCTACTGACTTCACACTAGGAGAGTGGTCAGGACTAGCAGGACCAACGTCAAAGCTAATCACAGAGTCACGCTGTCCGGGTCTCGGCTTCAACTCACTGAGAAACGGCAGTAGGTCAATGATGTTCTTGATGAAGATGGAGTTAGCGTCTGCACGTTCCTTAGAGGCTGATACGATGAGTATCTTCAACTGAGGGTCTCTCCATAATGACCACACAACGAACGCACAAGTGATGAATGACTTACCGATACCACGGAAAGCCTGTAGGATGAACTTCTTGTTATCCCCATTCGCCAATACCTTAGCCATATCAATCTGACACTTAGTAGGTACTGGTAGGTTTAACGCCTTCCATAAGACGAACAGGAACGCCACGAAGTCACCCTTTAGTTGCACCACAACGAGCGCATTACGATTGGACTGAGCGGATACACCTTTACTCATTACTTAACCTCCTGCTTATGCTGTAGTTCGCGTATAGTGTCCTGTAGAGCGCGAATCCACGCGTCACCCCTTTTGGTCACTGCGAGAATACTTTTAGCATCTCGCTCGTCAAGTTCGGCTCGACCATCAGGCTCGAATCCACACTTATCATCGGAGGTTCCGGTAGTTTTGACTCTGACGCGCAGCCGCTTATTGTCGCTACGCAAATCAGTAATAATCCTATCAGTGCTCCCTTCCAACGCGGCAAGGTCTTCTTGATACTTAGCCGATATTTCATTGAGTGCTCTTTGAGTGCTCGCTGTAGCCTCAACTCTCTTAACGTACTCATTCTGTACCTCCTGTTTCCATTTAGCGTCCATTGAGTCAGCCCCAAGTTGCCATCCCCATCCGAATAGCATCCCAGCGAGAACCCAAGGGACCAGCTTACGTAAAAATTCCAGCATAATGCCTCCCGTTAATTTTCAGATTTCACGTAGGAGCATCTCGTATAGACAATGACATCCATAAAGACCACTATATGTAGTGGCCTTGAGTATATCACTGTAACGTGTAAATATCGTCGTCTGTAAGACCGTTATCACCGACTTTCTCTTTGTACTCCTCAAGAGCACCAGCAAGGCCACCCAAGATGTGAACATCCGGCTGCAACTTACCAATCTGGAACTTGTGGCGGTCTAACAGTTTATTGATGGCGTTGTAGAGTTGTGGAGTCCGCCTCTCGTCGTTGGATAAATCAGCGAGCATACGCTGAGCCATCGCAGTGTCCAACATCTCTAAGAACGTAATAAGGCTCTTATCTTTTTCCATATGTGTTACTCCTTATTGACTTTCTTCCAGTCAATCATCTTATCGACTACCTTGGCACCAATTTGAACCACTGTATAGGCGATAGCAGCAACGTAAAACCATTCGTTTAGCGACAATCCGAAGAAGAGACGGGCTGCACCATCAGCCACACCCGTCCCGACAATTGGAGCCGCCTTTACGAGTTCATTGTTGAAGTCCAGCGATAACATTTAACTACCCTCCTTAGGTGCTTTAGTCGCTTCTGAAATCAACTCCCAGCGGTCCTCAGAGTCCACCCAGCGTTGTCCATAATCAGGTAGGAACTCTTCACAAACAATCACCATGCCACCTTCAGGCGGCGCATATGTACCATCTACGGAACCATCAGACCACCAAGAGACTGAGCCGTTGGGGTTAACCCCAACGACCCACTTCTCAGGGCGAACTTCAAGTTCACACATCAGGCGATACCAGTCGTTACCTTCTTTGTCAATCACGTCATACGTTGGTTGTCCATAAGCATAAGTAATGCTGTACTTCCAGTTGTAGAACTTACGCATTTTATTGTCTCCTTTATTGTGATGCAACGATACGCTTTGTACCATCGTGGAAGGTTATCCACAGAGCACAGAAACGCACACCACTCACTATGTTTTGTTCATCAAACACCATGCCAGTCATAGCCTCGCCACCCCCAGCTAGGATTTCTTGCGACCTATAGTATTTCCTTGCAACGGATCGCGACGGACCCCAATAGACACTATTCGCCCCTTGTTTGTTACTACTAATTAGGCTGTTCACTTCACTTTTAGTGTAGGCATGTTCTCCCAAGCGTCTGTTGACCCAAGTATCAATGTACGAGTCATACTTCTTGATGAATAAGTTACCATCTGATGGAATGTACCACCCCGTAGAGCTTTTAAGGGAACCATCCGAACACACATCAAAGTAAGCATTGCGAAGGTAGTGACGGATAAAGAAGTTTGCACCAGTACCATTGTTGTACAAGCATTTACCGTACAGGTGTTCTTTGCCCCAAATTGTAGCTCGCTCAAGGAGATAGCTTGTATCACCCTGCCCTTCAATGTCATGCTGCACGTCTGGAGATTGACTTCCTGTCCACTGGCTCCATCCGCCACCTTGTGTTTTTGCCCTAAAGCTAGCACCCACATTTGTAAGGGCAACGGTATTTTTAGAATCGACTGCATTAACATAAAGGTTGCCGTGCATCTCCACGTTACCACCAGCAAATAGAACGTCCCCATAAAATGTATGATTACCTTTACTATTGGAGCGACCTTCAGGCCAAGTTTCCGGGTCCGTACTAGTGAAAACATAGTAGTCCATGCGCTTACTTCCAGCCCGAATCCACTGTTCCCATGCAGTAACCTTAGAGTCCTGTGCGCGCCATTGGTTCCACACTTGGTCAACTGGCTGTGTACCCTCACCTTTTGCATCATTATGTAGATTCAAAGAGCGCGCGCCTATTTTACCCTTGAAGTGGACATCATTATCCTCAATTCTGTCAATGGTCCCAGCAAGTGCGTTCGTGTTACCCAACTTATCGGCCTCAATCTTCGCGCGGTCAGCTTCACTCTTCGCACGGTTAGCCTCAGTGTCAGCCCGGTCAGCATGTTCCTCAGCGGTGACAACATGTGCAGCGGCCTTAGTGACTTCTCCAGCAGCACGGTCAGCCTCATCACGAGCACGATTAGCTTCCTTATTGGAACGGTCGGCGTGACCTTTGGCTGTCTCAACACTTTCTATCATACTATCAGCATAACCTTTAGCACGATTGGCCTCAGATTTGGAACGGTCAGCTTCACG